TCCGCTAGCGAAACAAACGCAACAATCCAACATTTGGAGAAACTTAAATGGCAAATAATTTACTAACGATCAGCATGATCACAAACGAAGCCTTAATGGTTTTGGAAAACGAGTTGACCTTTTCAGGCCAAGTCGATCGCAACTATGATGACCAATTCGCCGTTACTGGTGCAAAAATCGGCGCGACTTTGAACGTTCGCCGCCCTGGTCGATTTGTTGGAACGTCTGGCCCAGCATTGAACGTTGAAGACTTTAACGAGACTTCAGTACCCGTTACTTTGTCTACCCAGTTCCACGTTGACACCCAATTTACTAGCCAAGACCTGGCTTTGTCATTGGATATGTTTAGCGATCGAATCTTGAAGCCCGCCGTTGCAGCAATTGCTAACAAGGTGGACTTTGACGGTTTGACAATGGCTAAAAACAACACCGCTAACATTGTTGGCACAGCTGGTACACCCCCAACTGGTCTTATTACATATTTGACCGCTGGTGCGTATCTTGATTCCGAAGGCGCACCACGCGATGGTCGCCGTTCATGTGTGATCGAACCCTTTACATCTGCAACCATTGTTGACAGCTTGAAAGGTTTGTTCGTTCCATCTGACGCAATCAGCAAGCAATACCAAAAAGGCATGATGGGCCGTGATTCTGCTGGCGTTAATTGGTACATGGACCAAAACGTTGTGGCACAAACATTTGGATCGTATTCAACTGCGACCCTGGCTTGTGCAACCACTACCGCTACTGGCTTCTTGACTTCTGGTTGGGCTTCTAGTTCGACTATTGCGTTAACTGCAACGACCGCTACTGCTGGTCTGAAGCAAGGTGACGTAATCCAGATCGATGGCGTGTTCGCTGTTAACCCACAGAACCGCCAGGCCTACGGCAGCAACAAGCTCCGTAACTTTGTGGTGACAACTGCCGTGACCGTGGCAACTTCTGGTACTACTTCAGTAACAGTTAGCCCCGCCGTGATCTCAGCTGGTCAGTTCCAAAACGTGTCGATCCCGACTACTTCTGCAACCGCAGCAGTAACACCGTTTAACAAAACTGGTACTGTTTCCCCACAAAACATCGTTATGCACAAGAACGCATTCTGCTTGGCTACCGCCGACTTAGAATTGCCAGATGGTGTCCATTTCGCTGGTCGCGCTAGCGATAAAGAGCTGGGCTTGTCATTGCGTGTTGTCCGTCAATACACCATCAACAACGATTCGATCCCGACCCGTGTTGACGTTTTATATGGCTGGGCGCCGTTATATCCTGAGTTGGCTTGCCGCGTTGCAGCCTAAAGTTAATGGGGGCTAAACACCCCCGTTTCATTAAACATTTTTAAGGAAAACATATCATGGCTAATCCAGGACCAGCAAGTACCACGACAATTCACCCATCTAACCTAGCATCGAACCAAGCGATCCGCCTTTTGGCCTTCGCTAACTCCGTGCCAGTTAGCGCAACGGGTGACGCAGCTGTAACGCTTCCAATCAATAACACTTCTTCATATAACGTGCAATTTGTAGCGATCACAAACGCTAACGTTGACGTTAGTGGTGGTGCATTGGCTATTTGGACCGCGCCAGCTGGAACGGGAACTGAAATTGTTACCAACGCTTCGTTGACTAGCAACACCAGCTCTACCTATGTGACTAACTCAACCGTTGTAGCTGGAACAAAAGCCACACGTTTGACAGCTCAAACTTTGTACGTCAGAGTAGGAACTGCCGTTGCTGGCGGAACTGTAGACGTATTCGTTTACGGGTACGACTTCAGCGAGTTTTAATCGTTGATAAATAAGGGGAAGCCACTCTCAAAAGGGGTGGCTTTTTCCTTTTTGAAGCCTATAATTCAGACACAATTTTGAAGGATTGAACATGGTCAACACTTCCGCAATGCGATACAGCGGTCGCACTTATGCCCTGGACCTCACAACATCTGCAAGTGCTGCCACGTTGATTGAAGCTACAACAAACGATCAAACCAATTACGTTTCGTTGCTAAATACTGGAACTGGTAAGGCTGGCGTTGAATTTTCTAATTCCAGCACCGTTACAACCCCCACTATTGCATCCACAGGCAATAGCGGATCATTTGTGCTGCCAGCTGCAATGACTTTTCCATTATTAGTCGCTGCCCCAAAAGCACCGTTCTACATCAAAGCCATAAGTTCAGGCACAAACACCCTCTACATTACCGCTTGCCAAGCGGATTAAGGTTGTTTTATGGCTAACACAGCCGCGACAACGTCAACGATTAACATCGTTCCCGTTCAAGGGATATTCCAGCCCGAACCAACGTTTGACCTGGTAACGTTGATCGGACCAGCTGGGACACCGTTCTATGCAAACATTAATCCCGTTCAATCGGGATTGACGATTACCAATAGCACGATCAATAGCAGCGTAATCGGCGGATCAGTTCCCGCAGCTGCCACATTTACCAATATTGCAACGACCACGGGCACAATATCAACCGCCCCTAGTGCTGCAAACGATATTGTTAATAAGCTATATGTAGATTATTTAGCTGCTGGATTAAGCTGGAAGCAGCCAGTTAATGCCGCATCGATGGCAAACATCACCAGCTTGTCAGGGCTACAAACAATTGATACCGTTTCGCTAATTGCTGGTAATACAGTATTGGTAAAAAACCAAACTGCTGCAGCTGATAACGGAATTTATTTGGTGGCATCTGGCGCATGGACGCGTAGCATTGGCGCGGATACCTGGAACGAACTTATAGGCGCAATTGTTTTTGTTGTTGAAGGTTCACAAAATGGATCGGCTTGGTATTGCACCGCGCAACCAGGCGGAACTTTAGGCGTAACAGCAAATTATTGGTCGAACTTTTCGGTTTCTGCGACTTACACCGCGGGAACAGGCTTAACCTTAACAGGGACAGTATTTAGCATTACGCCCGTGGGCACAGCTGGAACATACGGGTCGGCATCATCTGTCCCCGTGTTTGTAACCAACGCCAGCGGGCAAGTTACTTCGGTCACTAACACATCGATCGCCATTTCAAACGCCCAGGTTTCTGGCTTGGGCACAATGTCAACGCAAAACGCAAGCGCGGTGACTATTACTGGCGGCACAATCAACGGCACAACAATCGGGGCAACAACTGCTGCAGCCATCACGGGCACGATAGTTACAGCTAACACTTATTTCAGCGGACCAGGAACAAATTTAACGGGCACAGCAAGCGGTTTATCTATTGGGGGCAATGCAGCTACAGCGACTAGCGCCACAACCGCCACAACTGCAACCAACATTGCGGGTGGTGCTACTGGATCGCTGCCATATCAAAGCACCACTTCAACCACTACATTCCTGGCAGCTGGCACAAACGGTCAAGTTTTAACCCTGGCATCGGGTGTCCCATCCTGGGCAAACGCTGCAGCTACAGGCGTGACTTCGGTTAGCGGAACGGGCACGGTTTCTGGAATTTCGTTAAGCGGAACAGTTACCAGCACAGGCAGCCTAACTTTGGGTGGCACTTTGGACTTGTCCAGCCCGCCCGTTATTGGTGGCACAACGCCAAACACAATAACAGGCACAACCATTACGGCAACTACAAAATTTGTTGGCAGCAGTTTTGATGCAAGCAGTTCTGGTGGCGGGGCTTTAAGAAATAGCGGCGCAACATCGGTTTTGCAATGGGGTGTTGGTGGCGGCAATATCTTGTCTCTAGACGGGGCATTTAATATGAACCCCGCAAATTTCACAATTTCAATTGCCCCAACTGGAACGGGAACGTTAACAATTAATCCAGCCACATTAGGCACAATTAATAACATGACGATCGGCGCAACAACCGCCGCAAGTGCAAAAGTAACAACCATCGATATTTCTTCAACTATTGCCCTGGCGGGTTCTACGGGTTCAATAGGCCAAGTAATTACTTCTAATGGTACAAGTGCCCCAACCTGGTCTACACCAGCTGCTTATGCAACCGTCACGGACGACACAACAACTAATGCAGCGCGTTATCCGCTATATGCGAACCAAACCACGGGCAACCTATCAACCGAATTTGTTAGTTCAACCAAGCTGCAATTTAACCCGTCTACGGGGGTGTTTACATCAACCAGCTTCACAGGCGCGGGCACGGGACTAACTGGAACTGCAAACAGCTTATCCATTGGCGGAAACGCAGCAACCGCAACAAGTGCAACCACGGCAACAAATTTGGCTGGCGGGGCTAACGGATCTGTACCTTACCAAACTGGCTCTGGCGCGACTACATTTTTGGCGGCTGGAACTAATGGCTATGTAATGACTTTAGCGGCTGGTGTGCCTACATGGGCGGCGGCGGCATCTTCTGGCATCACGATTACAGACGATACAACCACAAATGCCACGCGCTATTTGACTTTTACAAGCGCTACATCTGGCTCGATTACATCCGCAAATGTCAGTTCTACCAAACTGAAATACAACCCAAGTACAGGCGAATTAACTTCGCCAATTCAAATTGCAAGCAATGGTTTACAAGTAAACAGCCAAACAGTTAGCGTGAGTTATACGATAGCAAGCGGTAACAGCGCAACAAGTGCTGGCCCAATAACCCTGTCTAGCGGTGTTTCGGTAACTATCTCAAGTGGTAGTCGCTGGGTAGTTTTGTAAGGAATAAAGATGGCATACGGCTCAGTTTTAACGGATGTAGTTCAGTCAAGTGTGACTGGTACGCCTCCGCAATTTAATGATGGTGCTGGTACGCAAGTAGGAACATTGTGCAGAGTTTGGGTTAATTTTAGTGGTGTTAGTTCAACAACAATTCGTGCATCTTTTAATGTTAGTTCAGTAACTTATAACTCTACTGGTAATTACACAGTTAATTTTACAAATGCGTTGACAGACGCAAATTTTGCTACTACTGCAATCGGTCAAAATAATTCTGGCACATCATTAGGAACTATACCAAATGTGATTACTCGAACAACTAGTAGCGTAAGAATCACTTATATAAATGTTGCTGAAGCATTTAGAGATGGCTTAGAACAAGCAGTAGCAGTATTCCGCTAAAGGCAAACCATGACTTCCACAATAAACGCATCAACATCAACTGGTCTGGTTCAAACAGCAGACACTAGCGGGATTATTAAAGTCCAATCAAATGGAACTACAACTAATGCTTTGGCTTGGGTAAACTTTAATGGTGTAAGTGGTGCATCATCTAGGGCTTCTTATAATATTTCTTCTTTAACAAGAAGCAGTACAGGAATTTATGTTATTAATTTTACTACTGCCTTATCCGATGCAAACTATTGCATAAATATGTCTATTTCTGTTGGAGCAACTGCCTCTGGTGGTTACACAACTATGGTAAATACTAGCAATACCACAATAGTTACACCAACTACTTCTTCTTGCACAGTAAGCATAAATTTGGTTGCTGTTGGCGCACAAGATGCTTCATATGTAATGGTTTCAATATTTGGAAATTAAGGAAAAATCATGGCACAAGTAATCATCTTCACAAACGACAATGGTGGTGTATCGGTATGCGTACCCACAGGCGAACTTGATATTCAAGCAGTCAAGGCTAAAGATACGCCAAGCACTTCTATCATTGTCCAAGACTCAGAACTGCCACAAGCAGATAACGACTTCTTTGATGCGTGGGAACTTAGCAACGGCACAGTATCAGTTAATCTGACCAAAGCCAAAGCATTGACTAAGACAAGACTTCGTGCAGAACGTGCGCCATTGTTAGCGGTACAAGATGTATTGTTTCAACGGGCGCAAGAATCTAATGCAGATACAACGGCTATCGTGACTGAGAAAACCCGCCTACGGAACATCACCAGCCTAGCCGATGCTTGCACAACAACTGCACAACTTAGGGATTTAAAGGTGACTTAAATGGCATTAGTTCTTAGTGGCGATTCGCCTTCACTATCTGGAACGTATCAAGGTGGTGCAATTACTTCTGGTACTTCGGTTGCAACTACATCAGGTACAAGCATTGATTTCACTTCTATTCCATCTTGGGTTAAACGGATTACTGTGATGTTTAATGTTGTTTCTCAAAATTCCTCTTCACAAACTCTTATTTTGCAAGTTGGGGCTGGTAGCGTTACAACATCTGGATATACATCAGGAAATGCTTATATTGCCCCAAGCACAGATTCGGGTCTTGTCACAACAGGATTCCCAATAAATCGAGGTAGTGGTAGTAGTGCGGCTTTTTCAGGAAACGCCACAATTTGTTCATTTGGTTCAAATCAATGGGTTTTTTCTTCCACGATGGCAGATGCGCCAATACAAGGGCAAGTCCATTTTGGGGCTGGTGTAGTAACTTTATCTGGAACACTTGACCGCGTCAGATTAACAACTATTGGTGGCACAGCAACATTTGACGCTGGCTCAATTAACATTCTTTACGAGTAAACAACATGACACACAGAATCGTAGTAAATGTTCAAACTGGTGAAACCACAAAAATTGATTTAACAGCAAACGAAATTAGTGCTTTACAAGTTGCAGAAGAAATACGTTTGTCCCAAATATCTTATGCAATAAAACGCCAAGCGGAATATCCCCCGTTTACTGACTATTTGGATGGTATAGCCAAAGGTGACCAAGCACAGATTGACAAATACATAGCCGACTGCCAAGCGGTTAAGGCTAAATATCCAAAGGCTTAATATGACTACCCACACATGGAAAATATTGGAAATTTCTGCAGATGACGGGGTGATTACCCACGCCAAATATCATGTGACCGCCGAAGATGAAGGCTGCATTGTAGAAACAGAAGGAAATTGGTGGTTTAGCGATAAGATCGTCAAAACGCCGTTCCATGAAGTCACCGAAGCGGATGTGGCAGCCTGGATAGAAAAAGAAACTACACAAGAAGGCATAAATTTAATAAAATCACGTTTAGAGGAACAGCTAGCAACCCTTAAGGGGGATCGAGTTGTTGTTGCCCCTTGGTTGCCACAGAAATTCGTGCCAAAGGTTTAAATAAATGACAACCCCCTACGACATAATTACCCGATCGCTAAAAGATATTGGTGCATTAGAAGCTGGGGAAAGCCCGTCCGCGGACGCTGCCCAGGACGCATTCGATATGCTGAATGACTTGTGCGCCCAATGGTCTAACGAAAACATGATGGTTTTCTATAAGACCGAAATCATTTTCCAAACCGTCCAAAACACCGTGCAATACACCCTTGGACCAGGCGGATCGGTCGGGGCTACTTTCACGGGATCGATCTCAGGCACAACCCTAACCGTCCCAGCTAACGGCGTTACAGCTGGCGCGATCACTATGGGCATGACTCTAAGCGGCACAGGCATTACCGCTGGAACGACCATTGTGGGCTTTAATACGGGCGCTGGTGGCAACGTAAACGAAGGCGGTACATATACCGTTAGCAGCTCCCAAACCGCGTCCAGCACCACGATTACGGCCTATTACGAGCGCCCTTTGACAATCGAATCGGCCTTTGTGCGTGTATCTGCTAGCGGATCGGGCGGCTATCTGGATTACCCCGTGTCAATTCTTAGCTTGGAAGAGTACGAATCACTAGGCATCAAGCAGCTAAGTGGTCCGTGGGCCAAGATGATCTACTACCAACCCAGCGAAACCCTGGGAACGTTGTATGTTTTCCCGAACCCTTCTAGCGGTGAGCTGCACTTGTTTGCCAGCACTATCTTTCGCACATTCCAAAACTACTACGAAACCATAACGCTGCCCCAGGGCTACAACATGGCGCTGCGGTGGTGTTTGGCGGAACGTTTAATGCCAATGTATGGCAAAGCCAGCGTTACGCAAATCACTTTGATCAACGGGTTTTCCGCCCAGGCCAAGGCCACGATCAAACGCACAAACATGAAACCGCCACAAGTGGCCCGTTATCCCGATTCGTTATTGATGGGCAAAGCTAAAGACGCTGGCTTCATCATGGACGGGGGATTTAGATAATGCCTGACTTTGGTTTTGTAGGGGCTTCTTACGAAGCGCCATCGATCTACCAGGATGCCCAAGAATGTATCAATTTCTTTCCCGAAGTTGATCCAACTAAACCCCAGGGCGATCGTGGTGTTGTGGCTTTGTACCCAACGCCTGGCTTATCTTCCATAGTCCTATTTCAAAATCAAGAAGAAGTCCGCGGCATGGTCACCTTATCGGGTGGCAGCGTTTTAGTAGCGGTTTGCGGGCCTTATGTCTATGCTTTAACTTCTAATTTCATTGGAACATTAGTTGGGCAGCTCAATACCACAACGGGGCGCGTAGGCATCAACGACAACGGCATTAACGCTTACATTGTGGACGGTTCTAATAGATACAGCTGGCTTATTTCGACACCTTCTTCTGCGGTTTTTACTGGGTCTACATCGGGTACAACCCTAACGGTTACAGCAATTACAAACGGCACAATTGCAGCGGGGCAATCCCTTTTTGGTGTGGGCGTTACAAATGAAACCGTGATTACAGCCCTGGGGACGGGAACTGGCGGGATTGGTACTTACACAATTAATCTATCCCAAACACTTACCAGTCGCCAAATGAACAGCGCGACCGTAGGCGCACAAGTCACGGGATCAATTTCTACCACGACCTTAACGGTGACCGCGGTTGCAAGCGGAACGCTATTTGTTGGGCAAACTATCCAGGGAACTGGTGTCACGGCATTAACCATCATTACCGCCTTGGGAACTGGATCGGGTGGCGTGGGAACTTACACGGTAAGCACAAGCCAAACCGTAACTTCCACAACCCTATACGGCCTTAATTTCTCGCAGCTACCAAGCTCAGACGGGGCATTTACGGGCGGTACAAACGTTGACGTAGTAGATAACTACTTTGTATACAACCGACCAGATACCCAGCAATTTGGTTGTTCCAATGTCCTATCCCCTATTTCTGGCAGCACTAATTTTTCCAGCAAAGATGGCGCACCTGACGATCTGGTGACGTTAATTGTGGATCACCGCGAAATCTACTTGCTGGGCGAAACATCCAGCGAAGTATGGGTGGACCAGGGCACAAGCCCATTTCCGTTTAACAGGATTCCAGGCACATCAACCCAGCACGGGATTGTTTCAGCGTTTAGCGTTTCCCGTTTAGGTAATTCGTTTGCTTATCTATCTAAGAACAACCGCGGCACAGCCCAGATTGTCCAAATGAACGGTTATGTGCCACAAAGGATTTCAACCCACGCGGTCGAAAACAGCTTAACAGGCCAAACAATTACAGATGCAATTGCTTGGACCTACCAGCTCGAAGGCCACGAAGTTTATGTGATTAGCTTCCCAACCCTTCAGCTAACCTGGTGCTATGACATTGCTACACAGATGTGGCACAAATGGCTATACACCAACAACCTGGGCCAATACGAGCGCTGCCGCGGTAATTGTGCTGCGGTGTTCCAGGGGAATGTTTTGGTGGGGGATTACTCTAACGGCAAGATTTATAAGTTAGAGCGCAACATTTACACCGATGACGGACAGAACGTTAAACGTCTACGCCGCGCCCCACATTTAACGGTAGACTTACAAAGACAATATTTTGAAGAGCTGCAGCTGCAGTTCCAGCCTGGCGTTGGATTAAGCACAGGCCAAGGTCAAGACCCCCAGGCTATGCTGCGGTGGTCAAGTGATGGCGGTTCTACCTGGTCAAGTGAGCATTGGACAACCATTGGCAAAATCGGCAAATACACAAACCGCGCAATTTGGCGGCGGCTAGGTACGGCAAGGGATCGAATCTTTGAAGTTTCAGTTTCCGATCCCGTAAAGGCCGTTATTG